CCGCATTAACCGGTGGATGTTTTAGATCTACCGGCAATCCGGATTGCATTTTTAGAAATCCGTATGTTTTATTGAACATTTTCTTTTTGTCCTGTGAAACGTAGAATTCTTTGTCTTTTGAAAGAATTTTGATTGCGTCCTTACAGTCACCATAATATAATCTGCCCTTGAGCTTTAGGAGTGCATTTCTTTGCTTTGCACTTATTACTAGTTCAAGTCCGTACTTAGATGGTCGACGTATAATCTCATAGAAGAGTTCTCGATATTTATGTTCCCATTTCTTTGGAACATAAGTAACGTCTTCTAGAACTTTTAAAGATTTCTTGGCATTACTAAGTATGCGCTTAATGTGCATGGGTTTAGAGAATACATTTTCCTTGAGTCGATTGTTATCACTTATGATAGCATGTACTTCGACCATGTATTCACTTAATGGTATTTGATGTTCTTTGTTTTTATACATCATTTTATCATCCCTTGCTTCTTTAAGTATATTAGATATTTCTTTGTCTTGATATGTCTGATATATTTTAAAGTCATTACCAAGTGCTTTACAAATTAGTCTCTCGAACATTTGTTCGTTTTGATTTGTTTTCACTTGTTCTGAATCCAAAAGTTTCCCTCCTAAAGAAACTGGTAGATTTGGAAGCGCACTACTTCTGTTTTTGTTAAGTATAATCTTTTTTAGTTCAATGAGTTGTGTATTATAGACTTGTACTGAGTTTAGATGTGAAAGAATCTTTGTTTTATTTGGTTTCTTTCTAAATCTTTGCTCATTGCAATTCACGATAGACAGTGACTCGAACACATGGAATGTACTATTTAATCCATTTCTTTCAACAAATCTTTCGCAGAAACAACCAGCACTACGAGTAATAAAGCTCTTCTTTTTATTGATAGAGAATCCTAATTCTTCCATCAATGAATAGTAGTCCTTTATTTGCTCATTGGTCCAGTATGCTACAAGATCATCACCGCATATCTTAAAGTTATTAAAGTGAGATATCTGTGATGCAGCATACATATGTAGAATTGAGAGTATCGGCCATGAAGTGCCTATACCCATATGTATGCCTGTTGTTGTTTGACCTATTGGCATATTATCTTTATCAATGATTTGATAACTACCGATCGTTGATATCGCAGCCTCTAGGAAGTGTTCGTCCCATTGAAGCATCTCACCAAAGCTCTTTATTACTTGCTTTGCTAATTGATGAGGTATTCGATCAGTTGCTGCTGATAAGTCGGCAGAAAATATAAATCCATCTTTCTGTTTACTTGTCATGACAAATTCTTCTGGTTTAAAAGAGTCTTTTGTT